CGAGATTGCCTTTAAGATGATGGGACACTATCGTGCGAATCATACGATCCTCGTTCACTGTATGGCGGGGATGCAACGCTCGGCCGCTGCCATGGCGATCATGATGATTGCGCATTTCCGTATTCATGCCGCCGAGGCCATGGCACGCATCAAGGGTATCCGCTCGATCGCCTTTCATCCACGAGCCAATTTTGGGCGATCGATCGAATCGTTCGATCATCGGTTTCATGGAGAGATTGTTCCTGCGATGCGATCCATTCATCAAAAAGAGCCATAAAAAAGAAGTAGAGAGAAGAGACATGTCTGACTCCGCTATTGTTTCAGAGAAGCCCAGTAGGGGATGGCTATGCTGTCGTGAGAGCAAGGATCGTTATGGATTTAGCCTCGTTCTCCACTCGCTAGACCTATCCGAAGTGGAAAAGGAAATTATTCAGACCCGCTATTTGTCCATGCTGGAGAATTTCCAGAAACGGGCTCGCCAGTATGCCTCTCTGTTTTTCGTGGGGCACTTCATCATTACGGTGGGATCCCTTTTCGTCCCTGCCTTATTGTCCATTCAGAATTCATCGTATGCCACGACTCACAGTGAGTTCGGCAGTCAAGTCTATTGGATTACCTTTGCGCTGTCTCTCTTGGTCACGATGTGCAATGGGATGATTACGTTGTTTAAAGTAGATAAGAAATACTACTTTTTGAATACAACGATGGAGCGTCTGCGAAGTGAGGGGTGGCAATACGTGGGACTGACGGGACGCTATTCAGGGCATGCCTCTACGCACCAGAATCAATTCCTCACGTTTACCCATCACATTGAAAAGATCAAGATGAAGCAAGTCGAAGAGGAATATTATAAGATGCAAGAGAAATCGGAGACAACACCGCCAGTCTCCACTGCCATTGATTTGTATCCGTTGTCGCCTGATAAACCGTTGAGTATGATGAAGCAGACCATTCCAGGCCCTGTTCAAGATACGGTTCAGTCTCTTCTTCATGCACAAGAAGTGGATCTTCGCCTTCTACGTGCCAATACACAGCCTCTTCTGTTATCAGATGCATCTGCGTCTACTGTGCCTGCATCTTCTGTGCCTGCGTCTGTATCTTCTCCGTCAGCTCTTCCCATATCACATGGGACTGTTTCTTTTCTAAGTGATCAAGAGCCTAGTATCGGAAATGATGTGATCAGTGTATAAGAAAGAACATGACTCACTAGATGGTGCGCCATGAGCCTCAATGCCAGTGCCTTCCAGGATGTCGTAAACCCCCCCTAAAAGACTCTCCTTTTTGCGCGGTTCATCAGACATGCACACGACGTGCCCCTATCACGGGATGGGAGCTCACATATAACCCTGAACGATATAATCGATTCAAAGGAGATCGCGAGTCACATAATTGTTATGCGTATGCTTTTGATTACTTAGAGAGGCCCAAGAAGGGATGCACGGATGATTCGTGTTCTGCCCCCTATCCGCAACCCGGTAAGGCGAGCGGATACAAAACATGGTCCAAGGTGGATGGAAAGCGCTGTCCTGATTTGATGGCCCGTCTGATGGGGGATATCAAGGGTATTAAGATTGGGGTCCCCTTTGAGACCCGCTGTCCCAAAGGGATGCGCAAGATTGCGACAGTCGTAGATCCAGAAGAGGACTATCATTTTTATACTCAAAACGAACCTCTCACGCCCGACGAACCAGGTATGTGGTCCCATAAACCTGGAGGACAACCCGTTACGAATAAGGATGCATCAGGACGCCCCATTTTTGACCCTGAACTTGCCTATCGTGTTGTGAAAGATGCGAATTTAAACTATCGTGAATTTTGCGGATTCCAATGTATTCCTGTCATCGAAAATGGAAAAAAGAAAATATTCCGACTGGGACGCGGAGGATATAAACGAAGAACCGCTCGGCGAACCGCTCGTTCCGTGTGGCAAACCCCACATTCTGTGGGGCGAACCGCTCGTTCCGTGTGGCAAACCCCACATTCTGTGGGGCGAACCGCTCGTTCCGTGTGGCAAACCCCACATTCTGTGGGGCGAACCGCTCGGCGAACCGCTCGTTCCGTGTGGCAAACCCCACATTCTGTGGGGCGAACCGCTCGTTCTCATCGTGCACCGCGCTCCGTTCGCTCTACTCGGCGCAAACCTTGAAGCCATTTTGCCCCATAGGCACGAAGAATACTACTGTTCGGATACAGATACTGAAGGGCCTCTACACAATCCATTCGGTCTGCAGGATGGATCATACACATCTGTCGGATCACGTGATGAATCTTCTCACGATAAGGAGCAAACTGCACTGTGAAAGCGGGCCACATAGACCATTTGGAAAGAAGATCCAGAAGCGTGACTCCGATCGCCCAACTATCAATGACGCTCCAATATGCCTGAAACCACGCGGCACCGTGTCCTGTCTGCACCACTTGATCGTGTGCCACCTCCTCTAATTGTCGTTCCATTTCTGTTTCAGACATGCCTGTGAGGGTTCGCAGTTTTCGTAGGATTCCCTTTTTTGTCGCCAGAAGCCGAACGACGCGATCCAGTTGTTTTCCTTCTGCCACCGCCATGACAAGAGTAGAATCGGGAGGCTCATGATAGATGTTGTAATCATACTGATGCATTACCATGCTCTCTAGATCTCCCGTGGTATCAATTGGAATCGCCAGATTAAAATCAATAATACGCGGAACCTGATGGGCATCGATCATGATGTTTCCCTGATGAAGATCGCGATGAGCCATTCCAAAGAGAGTAAGGAGTGATCCTGCCTCCAAAAGATGTGTCGTAAATTGCATGACTTGAAATACCTTAAAATTCACGGCATATTCTGCTAAGGGTGTTCCAACATGGGACATACGAAGAATACGAAACTCAGACAGAGGCCGATCGTGAAGGACCTTACAGGCATTGACGTCTTTCTCTTTTTGTTTATTGGAAGGGATGCACATGGATTCCGCTACGGCAAAGTAATTCCTCCATAGAGGAATCCGACGGATTGTTTCTGCAATAGAGAGTTCCACGGCGGCATCGATTGGATTTGTCAATTTCGTGAGATGTCCTACAGAACGTTTGATTGTCTTGTCGCCTGTTGTCTTGTCGCCTGTTGTCTTGTCGCCTGTTGTCTTGTCGCCTGTTGTCTTGTCGCCTAAAGGGCCTTTATCTCCCTTTGCACAGGAAAAAGGAGTCGTAAAGACACATCCATATAATCCTTGTCCTAATAGCCTTCCACCAAGCATGGCTTCTAGCAGAAGGAAAGAAACGAAATAATCGCATCTTTCCACTTGCTTTCCCGCTTGCTTTCCCGCTTGCTTTCCCGCTTGCTTTCCCGCTCGTGTGAAAGACCAGTGATCATTTCCGAATCATAGTATAGTATGTATGAATCCGCCGTGTGGTATGGAATCATTCTATTGATACTAATTGTCATCATAGAGACATGTGTGAGCCGTTCTCTCTTAGAAGGGTTTCTTGTTCCCGTCGGAGAGTCCGCCCGTTGGGCCACATGGGTTCCGCGACGTGGGGATGTCAGTCTTACAAAAGAACAAGACGGATACATTCGCGATCTTCGATATCTAGCGACGTATACGGACATTCAACGCCTTGGGGTAGATCATGATTTTTGCCGAATGGTAGTATCAGACACTGATCGCACAGACATGTTTTTTGCGTGTGCACTAGGAGGCACGGAAGGTCTTTCCACTGTCAAATATCGAACCCCTTCCACCAAGAACGGATTTCAAGTCTCCCGCGATGATTACATGAATGATGTGCTTCATGAAGGCCGATCGGCCTATTGTCGCATTTTGAAAGTAGGGGATCACTTTGAGGCCAAAGGGAACTCTGCAGGAGATACGTCATTCTCCTCGTCCCTCGTCGTGGATGCCAATCCACCCCCTGCTATTCAAACCCTTCTCACGTTTTACGACGGAATTGTCTTTTGGCTTCGGATGAGAGATGATCTCTTGGATTATGCGCAGAATATCATGATTGCCAATGTTGGCACCATGTGGATCAACGAACTCCCTCAGCCGATCACAAGAGGTCTCTCTTTCAATGGCATAGATCAGTATCTCCGTCTCGGTGAAACCAACGATCTCTCTTTTGGAAAGAAAGTCGGCCTACGATACTTGCGAGCCACCTCTTTTTGGGCCTATTTTGACGAGTTTACGAATAATGCCACGATCTACGATTTTGGAAACGGCGCAGGACGGGACAATGTAGTGGTAAAAATCGTGGGACGAGGGAATCCAGGACTACAGACTCTTCCCCCCGTCTCTTGTATCAGTCCAGACCAATCGACCGTTCCCACAGCACCATCAGGTCCATCTTGCACGGAAGAGGTCTCTCCTCAAGTGGCCATGGCAACCTCCCGTGGCGACGTGAACCGATGGGACTGTCCAAAACCCGAACTGTTTGGTCGCATCATGGAGCCTCTTCATCGTTCTAAGCAACCGAAGGAGGGCGAGGTGACCAATGCAGATCTTCTTTATGAAATATGGGATCCCCGACAGCGAAAGGTTCATATTCAGGTGAAACAGGCCTTCCCTCTTCGCGAATGGGTCCATATTGTCATCACCACTACCAGCATGGATCCCGCAAAACCGGGTCTGGCCATCTACCGAAATGGAAAAGAGGTTCATCGTGAAGAATCTGCATTTTTGCCACAGACAGATACCACGAGCAATAACTATATCGGACGATCTAATTGGGCTAACGCGACGAGCCCTTATGAAAATGCCGATGAACTTTTCAAGGGTCAGCTCTTTGATCTGCGAGGGTATCGGACCATGATGACTCCTCAGAAAATCAAGGATACCTATACATGGGGTCGTGAGTTGTTAGGACTCAATCTCAAAGAACCCTCTTCCACTGAAAAAGCCACGTCGCTTCCCGCTTAAGGCATAATCGTCGCAATATGATGCGCGTTCCGACGATACCACTTCTCCAGTTGTTCCATGATCTGATCCTGGATATCCTCTCCTTTGGCCAAGAGAAGAACCCACGGAATCAGTTCCGCCATATGCGCCACGTGCTGAGACTCTCCCTGTAGTTTCAGTTCCTGTTGAAACTCCACGACGCATGCCTCTTTGGGAAGGGCCCAGATCGGTGCCCACACATCCGCCCCACCGAGAAAAACGCACAGCGCCGACCCTAGCATGGGAGAATAGGAACCATGGGTAATGGAGTCGGCGCCATTCACGGCACGCACCTGCCACGCACGATCCTGTCGTTGAAGCCATGGGGCAATCCTCTGTTGAACAAAAGAACGGGTCACACCCGCTGTCTCGTTTAATAGCACGGTGCACACCATTCCGCGAACCCGAGGCTCCCAGGAAGGGAGCCATGTGCGAAGGGCCGTGATCTCC